ATCTTCTGGGAAGACTATTGTTATTTTATTATTACTCATTTTATTACAATTGAAATACTTAAATATATTCGACTTCTTCTTTATCATTATATTGTGTATCTTCGGAACTGTCATATTCATCTTGCTCCCCTAGTTTATCGTCACCGAAAATATCAAACAACAATCTGGCAATTTCATCTCTTGATGTTTTGTCTACATTTTTATAGAATGTATTTTCAAAATCCTTAACCGAATAACCCAAATAACTGAACAGATATCTCAAACAACACCATACACCACAAGTTTCAGTTCCAGACTGTTGGTATTTTACTCGGTTGACTTCAAAAAATGGTTCCTTTGATTTCGACATCATTGATAAAAGTGTCGGTTCTTTGTGGTATGAGAATTTTAGTTCATCATCAACATTGAAACCCATCGGGTCAAAAAACTCAATCATATCATCGATGCCGTTGTAAAATAGTATCGTCCAGTGTCCAATTCTTGGTTGTGCTTCATATAACAAGAAATTACATTCGCCAATTTCAATATCTGCAATATTAACATCTGATTCATGAAGTTCTGGATATCTAATAATGTTTGGCGGCATTTTTAATCCAACTGTTTGGAACCAATCTGTGATGTCTGTAGAACTTAACATTATTCTGCTTTTATATAAAGCAATAAGTTTAAATAAAAAGAATCATGAAAGGCCGTTCTCCTGAAGCAATCCAGTTATACAGTGAATCATATTCACACACTAACCATGTTTATTACAATATTAATTTTGTTCAGAATAGAGCCGACCCAGGAACATTAAGAGGCCCAATGACTTACAATGTTCAATTGACTGAACCGATTCTTGATATTGCCGAAAATTATCATCTGGCAATCGTCAGGTTCACAATACCAATCGGAGATGTGCCTTTTGTTATATTCAGAGTTGAGCAAGGACTTGGACAAACTGACCCGGACTTGGGTATTTATAAATTTACTCTGAGTTATAACGGCGATGATTTTACATCACCCATTATTTACAGCTCCAGTCAAGCACTTCATCCTGTCCCACCACCACCAAGTCAAAATAATGGTCTTCAGTATGTCACTCCATATTATTATATTTTGGCAATTGGTAATTTTATATATATGTTTAATCAAACATTGGCTCAATGTACTGCTGATTTACTCGCAGCATATCCAGCACTTGCACCTCTGTCAGCTCCATACTTTACATATAATCCTGTGACTGAACTTATTGATTTGATTGTTGAAACTAAATTCATTACCGAAGGGATTGAATTGTTTATCAATTATCCAATGTACCAATTCCTCGTCGGTTTTGAGTTCAAATATTTATTTGACCCAATAAAAAGTTACAAGATTGAACTTTTCGCGTATCCAAATTATGAAAATGGTCACACACTTTACGGTACAGTTGCAAGTACACCACCAGCATGGCTGAGAATACCTCCACAATTTTCACCAATTCCATACTGGGGTGAAATGCAGCAGATTGTTTTCAGAACCACATTAATACCAATCAGACCGGAATATACATCAAGACCAGAAAACGCAGGTTTGGTTGGTGACCCGATACTTACAGATTATGTCATTACTAACTGGAACGGTTCGAGGGATAATATCACCTTTGTTGAAAATGGCGTATACAGATACATTGATTTGGTATCTCAAGGTAAAGTCGACAAAATACAAATGGAAGTGTTCTGGAAAGATAGAAATGGTGTGTTAAGACCAATGAACTTGTATCTCGGCGATTTCACCGCCAACATTAAGCTTGCCTTTGTCAAAGAGAACTTGGTGAGTTAATTGGAACAGATTGAGTTTTTAAAAACTCATTCATCGAATGAGGCTTTCATCAAATTTTTATGTCTGCTGGTTGTTTTATGACGACTATAATTCTTCTTGCTAAGCCACGACCCACATTCACATTGAACATAACCACTGAAAACAGTTTTATCTGTCATGAATTCCTTATGTTTTTGTGATTTCAGGTGAGATACAGTTGAGCATTCTAAATGTACATCGCCACATTCACATAATACCTTTGTTGTTTTACTCCTTCGGACTTTTTCTTTATGTTCTTTACTTCCTGACAATCCCTTGCTGTAATTTTTCAAGTGTTGTTTATTATCTTCGTAATATGCCTTCATGTATTCATTCCTGGTATCATAACTTAGAAAATTACCGGCTATTGCCTTGTTTACAGTTACATCTCCTTTCTGAAGTTGCCACCAACCCTCACGAGCAAGTAACTCATGTTTATTTTCACAAGGATAATGTTCAATAACCACAGCCGAATAATTATTGTACTTCAATATTTCATACGAAGTACAATATCCCAACCCTGTCTTATTAAAATGCCTGTGCTTATTTACATGACGCCGCATTCTATCTTCCAATGGTTCCTTAGTTGAACCAATGTAACTTTTCCCTGACACATTACAAATAATTTCGTAGATTTTTCCTGACGAGTACATTTCAATTATTCTTATTTTTTATTCAGTGATTCTTTTTATTAAATTTCATTCTTTTATATAAAATTTCATGCTTTTTAATAAATTTCATACTTTGTTAGAGTTGCCAGGGCAAAAAATACTTTTATAGAAAAATACTCTGGGTTGACAACTCTAACAGTATGAAAATAAACAAAAAGTACAAGTGTATTCATTTAAACAATTCGTGTGTAATAAAATGAAATACTACTGTTGCGTGAGAAATCACATTGATAAAATCGAAACGATAATTAAAGAGTTCAATACTTTCGAGAACTGTCTTTTGTACATTCAAGAGTATTATGAAGATTATATTTACAACAAACAAGGAAATAAAAAGGATATTGAATATTTCAATTATCCGCCAACTTCTTCTGAATTTAAGGAAGGTCTGCATGTTAGAAACGACGAATATTTAAGGTGGAATATTGTCCAGAGGACAAGGTCAATAGGGTTTATTTACAATGATTTTATTGATGAAACACTGTTCACAATATCAAGTGCGAGGGGTATAAGCAATATTGGCAATACATACTCAGTTGATAAAAATAATATAAGTCGTAAATATGAATGGAAGCCTCAATTTAACAAAATCATCAGAGAACTTGAAGGTGCAGCTCCCGACAGTCTTGAAATATCTGAATTGGAAGACTTGGTGACCCAGGTAATTGAATCTAACACTGTTAATGATAATGTTGTTGTGTGTGTCTAAGTTGGTTGGTCTCAGGGAGCGAGACATGAGTGTAACAGACCAACTTTTTAAAAATTCACTTTAATACCCACTAAGGTATTGGTCTACTTCCTCATAAGTGTTTACAATTAACACACCATTTTCGTCGTATGATTCTTCCAGAAATACTCCAGTTGTTGCTTCTTTGTATTTGTTATACTTTCTAATAACATCGTTCATGAATTTAGTTGTGTTGCAACAAATAATATATTCATTGAATCCTTGAAATGGTTCTCTGAAATAATAAACTCTTGCAGTATTCTTGTTATCAGTTTTTCTATCATTGTCCAACACATAACCTGTCCACTTACTCACTGTTTTTTCAAGTATTGACATGAAATCATCCATTGATTCAATCTTTTTGTATCTGGAGTTATCGCCATTATGAATTTGATTGTGAAGTCTTTCGACTGCATCAATTAATTTATCAGTTATATCGTCCTTGGTGAACTTATTTCCAGTTATGAAAATATCCAATCCCGCCCTTCTCAATGCACTTGTGACTAGGAAATATTTTTGGAATGTACTAAACGGATGTCTTCTCTCTAAGTTACATTTCTTCCCTCTCACATCTGCAAAAACCATGAATTTACTCATTTGACCAAAATCCATATTATTGTCAGACATAAACTGTTCAAGTGCTATTTCTGTGAGCATGTTCTTAATGAACATCACTCTCTCGTTTTCCTTGTACATCACGGAAAGTAATAGTTTATTGGAGATTGTATTTTTGACATTACCGTCTACAGTATTGTGATATTTGTTACTTACTTCCAACTGATATTTTCTCTTTTCATACAACAGTTTAGTCATGACAAACTCACTTCTCTTAACAACTTTACCGTTAGTGTAACAATGCTCAAGTGCTTTATCTTTCATATTATACTGTGATTGAGTCAATTTCATACTATGTATTTTCAAAGGTACAAGCCCACTCTTTGTCAATTTCTTTATATTATCATATTGAACTTCTGAGATTGACTTTGTTGACTTTACCAATTTTTTGACATTTGCAAAGTTTGTGTCAATATGATTGTGTTCGATTGCCGTCTGTATTAACTTGACTTGTTCTGATGGAGGTATGAACTGTATTTCGTTTGGACACAAAAACCCTTGTCTCAATAAATTCATCATTAAACCAACATCCGCAGAAATATGAGAAAGTTCATTTTCATGTTTAACCTTGATATAATGATTCATAAATACATCTTCAAAATCATACATCGGTTTAAGGTATCCATCAATGTCCTCCTGCAATTTCATCTCACTACCTAAATAATGATTTATCATATCACGAGTTTTCGAATGACCTGATGAAATTGCCTTCTTGATATAATTGGTGTCGAATTTTGGGTATGTGTCTGAAGGAGATAATGCTGATTCGTTAAAATAATCAGTTTCCTCAAATGGTAAAACTGAGGCCACATAAATAATATATTCATTTAATGATACATACCTTATACGCCTGAGCATCTGGAGAAACTGGAATACATTGTTCGACATGTTTGAGTAATACCCATAAACTCGGTCAACATGGAGTTTTGTAAAATCAACACCTTGTGTGATTGTTGGAGAATATAAAATGAATTGGTAACTTACAAAATCATCGTTGACTGTATACATTTCACCATCATCCTTTTCAAATACAGGGAATGGATTATTAGAATTGTAATATACATAATTAAAAGGTTTACTATTTTCAGCTTCCTGTTTAGCTTGATAAACATTGGATGCTCGTAACATATCTCTAACAGTGTCGATTATTAAATGACCTTTAGCTTTTGAGTTTGTCACAAATGTAACATTCAAGCCCATTATAATGTCATTTGTTATCTTTTCGTAAATGTGAAGTTTTTCACCACAGTACAATTTAACAGTTGGTTTCTTAGGGTTGACATATGCATTCCTGTGAATGGGTATTGGTTCCCGAGCCCCTGACAATCTTTGATAAAAATCGAGCATAGGTTCTGAGCAATCAGCATCAAGTAAAATATTCTGGTTTGAATTGTGTAAGAGCATCTTTAAAGTTTTCTGGTTGTATGTTATATTTTCCCGATGTGTTGTAAATGAGTACATTTGATGTCTCAATGAAAAACACTCGTCAATAAATACAGTGCCAAAAACTACATTACCGTAAAGTTTGTAAAGACTTTCGGCTTGTATGATTAACTTTGAACATTGCGATACATTGATACTGTCATCTGAGTAAAGTACAAATCCCAAAAACTTGAGTTTTGAGTGGATTGAGTTTCCCAGTGAAATCCTTGACGAAATTATGATTATTGATTCTTCTGGATTTTCTTTCAATTTTCTCTCAGACATTTCAACAAGTTTATGAGTTTTACCACTTCCCATATGAGAAACATGACACTGATTCTTGACATCATAATCGAAATCACAACAAGGTCCGTGAACTATACTGCCATTTGGTTTAACAATGTCATCATTTGCATAATCTATTACATTGTACAACCCTCTCTTCCCTGGTAATTTCATGTTGTTGAACAATATTCCCCCAGCTAACTGTTTGTACAATAATAATGCATCTCGTCTAGCTTGGTCAATTTTTCGCTGTTCTTCGTCACTTGAATCCTTTGCATCTTGTCTTTTTTTTGTGGCTAACTTTTTGGCATTATGAGCGGAGCAAAAATCAAATCCCTCGGGAGGTTCACTTCTACAAGTCATCAATCCAATATTTTTACCACGAGTATTAACATACTTACACTTTGCTTTCTCAGCTTTGTCTTTATGACCAGGCATAACACAATACTTTTCCCCATCTTCGGCATTACGTGTACATTGACAACCCTTGTTTTTTCCTCTTGTTATGATGAACTGACATTTTGGTTTTTCGGTGGATGCAAATTTATTTGACATATTTTTTATTCAGTGATTCTTTTTATTAAATTTCATTCTTTTAAATAAATTCATATTTTTCAAAATTTCATCCTTTTATGAAAATAAATTTCATGTTGTTAGAATTGTCAACCCAGAGTATTTTTCTATAAAAGTATTTTCTGCCCTGACAACTCTAACAAAGTATGAAATAAATTTCCATAAATAAAATGAAATTATATAAAAAGAACATATGGATGAAATGACCGCACACAACACCGGTAAAATATACGAATTGATTTGTAACAAGACGCATATCAAATATCTGGGGATAACATATAAACCGTTAGACCGAGCAATTAATGACTATGTTGCACAGCATAAATTATTTGTAAACCAAAATGAACATGATGATTTATACAAATGGTTAAAAGTATATGATGTACTCGAAAATGAAGATTATACAATTAACCTTCTCGAAGAATTTCCATGCGCACACAAACGAGATTTACTTGCGAGAAGTTTCGAATTGCAAAGTCAAGGGAATTATATAAATGCATACAGACGTGGAGTACTTTCGAAATATAAAGACATAAAAGAATACCGCGAACAATACTATATCGATAACAAGGATTGCATAAATGAGTATTCAAGAGGATACTATGAAACCAATATGGAAAAGGAAAAGAAAAGAAAAAATGAAAAGATTCAATGTGGTTGTGGTTGCAGTGTAACTTACAGTAACTTGGCAAAACATAAAAAAACAAATAAACACCACAAGCTTATGGCAAAATTAGACCCTGCTCATTTTATATAACCCTGTATTTTTAAAAGTACTTAAGTGTTCAATATATAAATAAAATGGATATAAACAAACTAAAAAAGAATCAGCTATGGTCAATTGTCAAGGAGTTCCCAGACCATACGATAACTAACTATCAATCAGCGAGAAATCCCGAAATGATTGAATTTTTAAAGACTAAACATAAAAAACTTGTTGGTGGGAAGTTTGACATTCAAAAATTAATCACTAAAGCATTTCCAAATACAGAATTCCACCTCCCTGGATATAGTTTCTGTGGCCCTGGGACAAAGCTTGACAAACGATTGAAAAACTTTGATAAGGAGACTGGAGTATATGATTCTATTGTTACTCCGCCTATTAATGCTTTAGATAAAGGCTGTTTGGAACATGATATTGGTTATACAAAACATAAGGAAACTAAAGATAGACATGACGATGATAGAGCATTGATAAAAATTGCTACTGATGTTATGAAGAACAATTCTTCCACATTCAGAGAAAAGTTTGAAGCTGGGTTGACCAAGCATTTGCTTCAAGCAAAGGTTGCTTTTGGTGGTGGAAACTGTACATGCGGATGTGCAAAATCAAGGGCTTATGATAGTTTGATGACCGAGATGTCATAGAATTACTTAAGGTTATATTTTTAAAACAAAATGATAAGAGTAATGAATAAAGAACTTTCAAAAAATATGAATAGGACAATTAGAAGAAAATATCAAGCAAGTGAAGACTTGAGTCAGAGGATTAACAGATTAAACGATAGAATGGATAAGTTTGATGAAAAAATACGTTTACAAGATGATAGGATTAGAAATATTAAACGTGAATTCGATGAACAGTCTCGTCGTCTAGATGAAGTTACCTATATTTCAGAACTGACAAACTTGAAGATTGACAATCTGGAAAATAGAACTGTTTTAGACTTATTGAGAATTACTTAAATGTTTGTTTCTTAATAAAAATAAATGGATTATTCAAATATACACCACGTTGCATTTGCCACTGAGCTATCGACACAGTTGGCAACATATGAAATTATGAATGTCGAAAAGTCTGGAGACGAACAAGTGTATGAATTGTATGTTTATATTCCTTTGAAAACCCCCGAGATTGATTGTGAAGGTTCCACAGTCATCAGTTTAAAGCACACGTTAGCATTTGTCAGAAATATTGAACGGGCAAATATATACAAAAGATTGTACAATGACATGTTATTTTATGCTTTTAATATGAGACGAGAAAACAAAATTGAGAATATACAAGAATGCCAACTGAGAATTGTTAAAGAACTTTCAGTGTCAAAAGGACACAACAATATATTTGAAAATACTCTTAAGAATTTAAACAGGTTGGAAACAAGAATGGAATCAAAAAATGTGGGTTTTTAAAACGGTATTTACTTAAATGTATAATTCTTAATAAAAATAAGTAACAATTCAAATGACACAAGCAAGATGCGATTTAGCGCTAAAAAAACTTCAAGAATTCTACGACGATGGCAAATGTGGAGAAACTGAATACAATGAGGTTAAGGAAGAACTTAGAAATTGTTCAAAGATTAAGGACCTTTCACGGGCTGCAGCATTATATGTTAAGAAAACATACAATGACACCCAATATGAGAAACATAAGGAAAAAATTAAAGCCAAACAAAAAACTACTTACCACAACAAGAAGAAAAAGAATGTCGAGGTTAAAGTTGAGGAAGAATCTGAAAAATCTGAATCCGAGAAATCTGATTCTATAATTGAAGAACCGAAGAAAACATCAGTTAAGAAATTGAAGGAAAGGAAAACAAAAACTGTCCGCCCACCAAAAAACAAAATTACTATTGTTAAAGAAGAATACGATGATGATTCGAGTGAAATTATCGAGTATCCTGATGTTTTCAGTGGGTCTTTCGATTCGGCTTCATTAAGTGATTCTTATTAAGAGTGTTGTTTTAAAACTGTACATATTTATTTAACCTGAAACCGTCTTTATAAAAGACACATAAATGTCAACAGGTAATTTATCAGCGGGCACAAAAGAAAGCAAACCTTACCAAATACTTAAAGTTAACGGGATTGAGTCAAACTACACAACTTCAACTTCTACAAATACTAATGAAATTACCGCAATTGCCCCAGAAACCGAAATAATCAGTAACAGTGATATGTTAATCGACGGAGATTTGACAGTTACTGGAACAATTACTGGAGGAGGGTCACCAACAAATCCTTTTAACCAGCCGTTAAATACTTATGACCCAGTAAAATTTGCTTCAGTTTCTTCAGATGAACCAAATTTATTACTTGAAAAAAATCCGATTGCAAGTAATCAATTAATGGTTTCTGATATTCCTGGTTCGGTTCCTGCAACTGCAGTTAATTTACAGATTGAATCTAACGGGGATAGTACTATATGGGTGAGGTCTGACGCTGATGGTACCGGAGGAGGTGACAATTCATTTATTTTGTGTTCACAGAAGGGAGGTGAAGAAGCAACTCAGATTTCCATGTTATCAGATGGTATTACTTATATTATCAACGGAGATACTGTAAATGCTATATCTGGACAAATTGTAATTGCCACAGCTAGAGCAGTTAATAACGGAACTCAAAGGCCCTCTTTTTCCGGGGTAGCGAGGTTATGGCTATTTGCGAATACTGGAAATGTAAGTTACAGAGATTTGAACATGTTGAATAATGATATATTTAACATTGCGGATATAAATACAGGTACTTTGTCCGCAACAACACTTCCAATCAACAATGCGGATGATACAATGCTTGTTGTCAATCCTTCAGGTGTAATTGGGTACTCCGACGATGTTGTAATATTCCGAAGAAATCTAAATGTTCACACATTCACAACATATTCAACCGCATCAACAACATATGTAAATTCAGGAAATGCAGTAGCAGTTAGTAATTTAGATACTGGAACTTATCGAGTTGAATGGTCATGTCAACTGTCAAATTCTAACAGTACAGTCGATTACACAACTGCTAAAATGGTTATTCTTCAAACTGCTTTGCCTGATGTTATACTTTCTGAAATTACTACCCCTGTCACACATACTGATGGAGTATATACTTGTATGTCGGGTTATTACATATTTGAGAATGCTAATTTTGTGGACACTGAATTTAGAATATTGTTCAAGACTTCAGCGTCTACAGCATTGTTGAAAAATTACACTGTCAGTATAACTTCTCAGTAGTTTTTAAAAGTACCGTGATGTATAAAATGGAACATAAACGGATACGTGCAAATTCTAACTGTTCAATATGTGGACACCCACTGGTAGCAAAAAGACAAGAATACCGTTATCTTCACTTTTACCCATGTTCAAACTGCTACAGATTCTACCGAAAGGAAAAAAGGCAGAAATGTTGTGTCATCCTGTAAATTACCCGACATTTCGGAATTGTTAGAATTGTCAGGGCATGATATTTTTATATAAAAGTATTTTCTGCCCTGGCAACTCTAACAATACCCGATAAATACTTAAGGTTATAATTTCTTAACAAAATGAATGAAGATAGTGACGAGAGTAGTGGTATAATGGATGATGAGAATGATTTTCAGTTGTTGGTGAATAGATTGCCTGACGCTATACTTAACCATATTCAGATAGTGGGCGGGTTAGCATATGTTCCTTATGGAAAATTATACTTATTAACAAGAGTTCCAGGACAAGAATATTGCTCGATATGTCATTGTACACATCCACCCGAAAACCCACTAATTGCTAGGTTTAATGGACCGAGAGTGTATTGGGTTGATGAAACTGACCGTATTTATATTATTTGTGGTCAATCTAATAATACGGTTGGGCCTTTTTAAAAACATATCAAACAAATACATTCTCCATTTATGAATCTATAATCAGATTTGTGTGGACTCATCAGCCCACATAATAAACAATGAGGTCTTACTTTGTATTGTTTCCATTTCTTAAATATACAGATTTTTGAATATGATATGTATTCTAACATTTTTATTACTAAACGAAAGTTTAAACAAAATTACTTAACAATTTAATTCCGAATAAAAATGACTGAATACGATGGTTATCCTTGTTTGCCTACAGAAATAATGAATTTAATATTTCAGCGTTTACCAGTTAGACTTTCTAAAAAAATAAGCAAAGTTTGGTATGATGAGTATAAATATACTGTTGATGATTTGGTAAATATAGTACAAGAACAGCATATTACCAAATGTACCGAATATTTGGAGATTGTTGAAAAAATGAAACAAGACTGTTTAAGTGATGAATTGGATGAGTATGAAAATGTAAAGTTAGAATTACATGATGATGAAACAATGAGTATATACGAAAAATCGCTTGATTCTGTAATATGGTACCCTGATTATATATATCCATATTATTATTTCAATATTGAAAATATTCCATTTGACTACACCGTTATTTTGGATGCATGTAATAATATACATAAATCGACGAAAACAATATGTCAATTATTCCCATGTTCACCTAAAGATTATAATCTTGAGTATTATAAAACTCAATGTCAATCGTGGATGAGTTATAATTACTTTGTCACAAATTACTATCACGGAAACCCTCAAGTTCGAATTATTAGAGGATTTCAAGGTATTTTAACCTACGAAAGACCCACATCAAAATACTGCAAACAATGTGTGGATGTTTATCGGGCATTTTATAATCCTACAAGTTTCAAAATTTCAAATGTTTACGGTCCTAATGCGTGTGTCTCATCGTATATTAGTTTAGTTATAAAGTGTGATATGGTTAAATCTGCATTCGCTGAACAGAGAAAATTATATTATGAAATGAGAAGAAAAATAAATAACGAATATAATTATATACCCACCCCAAAAGTGCAACAAAAATATTACAATAAAATATATCTTTAAACTTATTTTGTTTTAGTAATTAATTAAGGAATGGTTTGTATTGGTTGAGTATTAAACACCGAATAATATTGAGTGATAATTGTGTGAATTTTGGGCTACATTTCTGCTGGATTGCACTATATAGTGCAACTCATATTTCATATTACCGAAAATATGGAAAATTATCTTTGGTATTATCGCTTGGAATAATTAAGGAAATAATTAAGTGAATATTGTGTGATTTTAAAACTAATATTACTTAACAATTGCAATGTATATAAAAGTATGAACTTGTTGGATAACAGAAATAATAACAAGGTGTATTGTAAATGTTGCAAAAATAAATCGTTCATTAAATATGTATGTGAATGTGGAACATTAATAAACTATGACAGCAGAGCAATTTTAAACCACATGGAAACAAAAAAACATTTCAATCGGATAACTAAGAACACAAAATTTATAACTTCAATTAGTCAAAAATTACCATATGATGTAAAATATGAAATTATATCTAAACTGTTTGATTATTATACAGTTGGGGATGTATCTTATTCGGCTATTTTCGACCACTACATAGAGCACTGTATCAATGGTTATTATGATATTCCTAAGACAAGTGAAAAATACAATTCCGAATATCGTTACCGTGATAAATACGGTTATCGATATTTCAACAAAAGGTCATTATATAAACCTATAATGTCAGACCAAGGATTATCAATATTATCATCTTACCGACTTATAAATAGCGATTTTAATCGGGTGTTTGAGAATATGCCCATTTACAAATTAATATTACCCCCTAATGTAAAAAAAAGAATAGAAGATATTTATTCTTTTAACCGTAGTAAATGGGACGAAGAAAATGGTTCCATGTATTCGCTTGATTATTGGTCATATGAAAGTGATGAATCCTCTGACATTTTGGATTTACCCGACGAAATATTTTATTAAATATTACTTAAGAATTACAATATATATAAAAGTATGAACTTTATTAGCCATATATCACATCGAAAAAATAACAAGTATGTTTGTGAATGTGGAAAGTTAATAAAGTACAGCAATAGAGATATTCGACAACATATTGATTCGACGGTTCATAAACAGCAGATGACAAACAATTTTTATTCGATGACAAGAATATATTATTTGCTCCCTAACGAGATGAAACAACACATATGCGAGTTTCTGTTTGAATCTTACAATTACGAAAATATATCTTACTCGAAAATATATGACTGCCCTAAGATTAAAAGGGGAAAAATGAATGGATATACTCCATTGACACCTTGTAAAATATACAAAGATAACAATATTTACAGTAATTATCATTATGGCACAATTCACGTTCAAGGTTTTAAGAGAATGGCAAAACTCAGACTTATAAACAGAGATTGTAATCGAGTTTTCGAATCTTTACCAATGTACAAAAATGAAAAACAGAATATAGAAAAGTATACAAGAAGATGGAATTTTAAGAAGTCAGAAGACATCAGGCGTGTCGAGTATTATATTATGCGAGGGAAAAATTGTAATCTTTCAACAGACGATGAAATTACACGATATACCTTGAGTAATTTACGAACTTATGAATATCGACTTTATAAAGTTACTTAAAGTTACATTTTCTAAATAAAATAGAACATTGATATGATTAAACATGAAGAAGATAGTGAGTATTTCAATAGTATCATAAATATGTTCATGGTACATGTGGAGAATGCATTAGAAACTGAAATCGACATGGATAAGTTTCAAACCGAAAGAGAAAAGGACATCATCATCAAATGTATAAATAGCCTGAACTATATATATGACCAGAGTTATTTTTAAAACCCAAACCCTCAAACCCTAAATTGTTAGAGTTGTCAACCCAGAGTATTTTTCTATAAAAGTATTTTCTACCCTGACAACTCTAACAAAGTACGAAATTAAAAATAAAAATAATTAAGTAAATATTATTTTGTAAATTACAAAATACAGTAATGGAATATTTACCTGCAGATATGACCGACGTTATTATTGGGTATTTACCGGTTCATTTGACAAAACAGTTAAATCACCATTACAACGATGTAAGTACTTACTGTGACTGGGATGCATGTTTGGAGGTTATGTATTGGGCTTTATATTACCATGAAGGATATATTCATGATTTCATTGATAACATGATAAATGATTACAATAACACACTTAATGATTCCAACTACAAAAAACAAGAGGAAATATTAAATAAAATTGAACAGATTTGGTACAATAGTTTAGAAAGCTGTTCAAAACTTGACCATTGCATCGATATTCACAATACACACGATAATTTATTGTTATCACATGACAATATGAATTTTTTATTAGTGTTGTATATGTTATACAGTTATCCATGCGGCAAAGAAAAAAACATGTTTTATTTATTCCAATTTATCATACACGAATACATTGATTCATTCATAATAAAAAATGTATAAGTTAGTTTTTATAAGTTGGTCTGTTCTATTTATACATCAGTTAATATTTTTAAAACTACAACTCGACAGTTTTAAAGGAATCCTCGCTTCTGGATTCGAACCAGAGACCTGACGGACTACAGCCGCTCGCTCTACCACTGAGCTAAGTGAGGTTAATTATACCAGGTCGGATTCGAACCGACGACCTACTCCATTTAGGGAGCCGTGATGACCACTACACTACTGGTATTTTATTAGCATTTCATAACTTTAAATAAAATCAGTTGGTTGTAAGGAGCGAGGGACGAGTGGAACAGACCAACTTTTAAAAAGTTGGTATGTTCCACTTATACATTTATCTTGTAAACAACAACACTGTAATTTCTCAACAGTCCAGTATTGCCGTCAACCTTAAATTGAATCCTAAAATCAGTATCAACATTCAATATATTGTCGTATATATAAACTCCACTCATAGAATTGAAATCCTCAGCCGTTAAAGGTGTAGAAGTCATAATTTCAGACAATACGACATCAGCTTCACCAGTTGGCATAATAACCATCTGTGCGGTTGTTGTTGATGCAGCATTTGTGTTACTCAACCTGCATGACCATTGTACCATATATTTCCCTGTTTCCATAGCAGCGAAAGTAACAGGAGGACCAGAATCAGCATAAGTTAGAGATGCTGTTGTGTAATTGGATGAATTTACAACTTGTTGAAATTCTGGGAAAGTTACAAGCGTGGATTCAGTTCTATATTTGACTTCATCTCCATCCAAAACTAAAAAGTTGGTTGCAGCATTGTCGAGAGTGAGTGCATTCAGTTCTAAAGTCCCAGAACTAACCGAAACAGCGTCAATGTTGGCGGAAATAACAATATCACTTCCGACAGTAATTTCAGTTTCGGGGAAAGCTGCATCAATATTTTTAACGAACAACTGCTGAACTTCCTGCTGATTGACAATGAAGTTTTGAACATCCAAATTGACACATTCAATATTATCGGCGAGTAGTGAATTAACATTTAAGTCTTGGCTTGGTTTACTTGAACCTTGTCCTTGGATAAAATGACCGTATGACATTATATTCTTTTGATATGACAGTACAGTTTAAATAAACATATACTTATTTGTTTAATTTCATACTTTGTTAGAGTTGTCAACTCAAAGTATTTTTATATAAAAGTATTTTCTGCCCTGACAACTCTAACAAAGTATGAAATTAAACAATGAGAGTTTTAAAGAAGTGAATGTGGGAATAAATAACATGGGTCAGTGATGAGAAATTCACCAGTGTCAATTCCAATTTCACCAATATAATGTTCGTTCACAGCACCGAATATTTTCAAATCTCCCTCGTATGCAGGTGTATATATTTTAATACAATCCCACAAACCATCTTCATTTTTTGTTCCAGTAATATGACACACCCCATCTCCTCCAAAATTGGAAATATTAACACCCAACCCAGCACGTCCTTTCGGATAATTGAGTTGTGTTTGGGGTTCATCTGTGGCATTTATATAATCATTCCATGTGTATATTCCAATTTCATTAAAGGTTGTTTTGCACTCATTTTTTTCGGTCACAGAATCGAGCAACATTTTTTTCAGCTCGGCTCTTGTTATTCTGGTACCATTGATGACCGTTTCACCTTTCATTTTATTTAGAAATAATAATGTTAAGTAGTTTTAAAAACTGAGCGATGTTTAATTCATGTTTTCCATCAACATTTTCCTAAGTTCAGACCTTGGAATCTTTTTACCTCCAACAATTAATCCTCCTCTTGTTCCTTTGACTCCAAGTCCGAGCAATGGCAATACTTTCAAAACAGCTTCTGCAACAGGTAATATTTCATCCTTTGCAAACTTTGCTCCTTTGGCGATTCCCCCAGGGATTTTCTTGATAAATGACTTGACATCTGAGAAAAAGTCACCGCCGTACAAATCAATAACATCGTCGTATCCGATACCTGGGGCAAATTTAGCATCAAGTACGTCCTGTTGAGACAAAATTCCGACTTGTTGATATGCTTGTCCGTTCTGGATAGTCCAGGTACCTTCAGTGTCAACAATAATCATCATTCTAGGAGTGATTGTGTCAGTTGGATGAATATTTTTGTAAGTACAGGTTATTTGCAAACTTACTTTCTCTGCAACACCAGGAGCGAGCAAATCGGAAGAAGTCAATGCGATATCTTCAGGGATGTACAAACACAAAACTGAACCAATTCCCGAAATAGGGACATCAGTACCGATAATTTGATGTGAAGGTTGTCCTGACCATTCTCTCCATGACATATTAACACCGTTCTTTTTGGAGATGTTGTAAAGGTCTCTTTGAGTAGCAGACGAAAGGATACCTGACCTATTAGCAAAATTAATTGAGATGGTTTCAATTGACATGTACGTATTAGGTCTGTCATATCTTTCCTCCGAAATCTCTCTTGGGAAATACAAAAATATTCTTCTTGGGATAACAGACAATTGAATTGAATCATTTACTCTTGTATTAATTGCCCCTGGTAAAAGTGGAGGCAGGGCAGTCTGAAAAGATTGAATTTGATGAAATGAGTAAACTGAAGAAACTGGAAGGTCAGATGAAACCAATTCTGAAGGCGTTATGGTCCTGACCAAAAGTTCAGGTGCACCAACAAATGAAACAGCTGCAGTAGTAAACAAAGCATCAGTTTCATTTCTTGACCACATATTTGAAATAAGGTCGGCTTTCCATTGAACAACAACACTAATCTGTTTAACTCCAATAAACCCGTTAGCAAGTGACCTATTAAAATGAAGAGGAGACAACATTAGAGGCTCACACAAATCAAATTCAATATCACAAGCTGTATTTGTCAAGCTAGTAACTGTGACTGGAAATCCTCCTCTTGGTTCAATCGCTCCGTACACAGAGTCTCCGATTGCGTTTAATGGATTTCTCATAAACCCAGCATATTCGGAATAAAGTTGAGATTGGTCAGGGTAACATGGACTATTTGTATATTCCTGTCTAAAGTCTCTTTCATCCATATATCTTTCAACACCCTTAATAACATCAGACATGTTAATTGAAACTTGAGAGTTGTTAATTTGGACATTGAGTGCATTCATGGCATTGGAAAGAGGGAATGCTCTGAGCGCATCTCTACCTGATTGAATCAGAAGTTTA